GAAGAATTGAAAAACCTCTTTTTCAACCCACAAAAACAGATCTGCAACCATCAGTTTTATACGAGCTGATGGGGCCGGCCAAGACCGCGCCGGCGCCTTTAACACACAAAGATCCTCGAGTCAACGAGGAGTTCGGAGCGTTCATCCCGTTCTGGCAACAGATGTTTAAAGGTTATAGTAGGCCTTTCGAACCAGCTTTCCAACCGTCTGAATTGAATCATGCTTACATCTCAATGATGGAAGACTTTAAGAGAGTCAAATCTCAGAGCATGGTTCCAACGAGGAAGTTGGACTTGATGGAGTGCATAAATGGACTTACGCACATTCCTCAGAACACCAGGATGCCCATGAATACATCATGTGGGTATCCATACGTGCAGGAACGTCTTAAGAAACCAGACTTGTTCGAAGAGAGAGAGGGTCGTTTGTACCCGAGCGCTCGAATCATTTTAGATTACGAGCATGCCGCCAAACAGTTGGAGCAAGGCATAGTACCATTTTTGCCATATGTTCTATCGCTGAAAGACGAGCGACTCAAGCACGACAAGATAGCTACTCCTCGCACCCGCATTTTTACTTGTGGGAGCGCGGTAGGGTACTTAATATGTAGGAAATACTTTTATTCCTCTATTATGCAATACTACCACGCAGAGTTGAGAGATTCTTTCTGCTGCCCGTCGTTGGACAGGGCGTCATTTGATTGGCACTATTTAGCCAAACACATGTTGGAAGTGGGAGACAGGGGTTTCGACTTCGATTTCACACACTGGGATAGATCACTATCGCATCAGCTTTTGTATTACAGCACCAAGCTTTTGCTTACGGGGCTGTCGCTTCCCCCTCAAGAGGAAGCTGCAGTGATCGAGATGGTATGTTCTCCATTTATAATTTGGGGTTCTACCGTCCTCCGTGGCGAGATCATGCCTTCAGGCATACTCGTCACATTCCTGGTCAATTGTGTTGCCAATGAGATGATGCACCGTGTGTCATGGAGAAGCATCATGACTATTGAGCATCCCATTCTTCTTCCCATGCGATATTACCGCGAGTACACCCGCGGTACTAGGGGAGGAGATGACACCTGGTCGACTGCAGATAGTCGAGTTTTGCCGTACTATAACGGCACTACGGTTGCAGCGTTTTTACGCTCCCGAGGCATGCAGGTAACTGCAGCCGACAAATCTCAGGATATCCCTGAGTCTTCGAATTTTTTCGATTTGAGTTTTCTGAAAAACAGTACAAAATATGAGAGAGGTGCATTCCTCCCCGTTACAGAGCTCGAGTCGTTATATGAGTCGACTTATTGGGTTAGGCTTTCCCCTGAGAACAATGATATTGTGAAAGCCACACAGGATAACGCTACCTGTTCGTTAAGATCCCTCTATTTTCATGGAGAAGAAGTTTTTGACAACTTTCGAAACGCAGCGTTGGAGAGAGAGCCGAAGTTGGTATTACCGACGTATGAGGAGTTATCTGTTATCTGGGACAATTTTCATTGTTTCCCAGGCTCCCACACCGATTTTGCATCGCGTGAAATACAAGAAGACCCTTTCACCCTCGCTAGCAAGGAAAAACCAAGAGTGCCAGCGACAGAAAGAGCAAAATATAATATGTCACCAATACAAACAATAGAA